ATTGAGCATCGAACGTCCTGTAGGCGACAGAGAAATTTTCACCCATGATTTCTCCTGCCTTTGTCCATTTTTCAGGTTTAGGGACAGATAAATCTGCGTCTTTAATCTTACAGAATTCTTCGAGGACACATCGGAAGTCTTCTCCGCCATTTGAGGAGAATGCTCCTGTGACATTTTCCCACACTGCAAATCTCGGATATTTTCCATTGGTTGCACCTCTCATTTCCTTTATAATTCTGATTGCCTGAAAGAAAAGTCCTGAACGCTCTGCATTCAAGCCCTGACGCTTGCCTGCAACTGAAAGATCAGTACAGGGCGAGCCAAAGGTAATAATATCCACAGGTTCAATTTCTGCACCGTTGACGCTGTTGATGTCACCAAGGTGCTTTACAAAAGGCAGTCGCTTTTCGGTTACAGCGATAGGAAAAGGTTCAATTTCTGATTTCCAGACAGGCACGATGCCGGAAAGCATAGCCATCATGGGGAATGTTCCTGAGCCATCAAAAAGGCTGCCGAGCGTAAGAGGTTTATTCATCAGGCTTTTCCACCTCTTTTACAAGTTCACAGTAAGGTATCTGCTGTCCGTCACGGATAACATACACACCGTCAGCATCGCCGGTATCCTCAACATAGCGGCGGAGAATAACAGATGCATACTTTTCATCCAGTTCCATTGTGTAACAGATGCGGTTCATTTGCTCACAAGCCATAAGGGTTGAACCGCTGCCGCCAAACGTATCAATAACTACACCATTTGCCTGTGTGGAATTTCCGATAGGATAGCTTAAAAGGTCAAGTGGCTTTGAAGTTGGGTGATTTGCATTGCGTTTCGGCTTATCAAAATTCCAGATGGTCGTTTGTTTGCGATCTGAATACCAATGATGCTTGCCGTTCTGCATAAAGCCATACAGCACAGGTTCGTGCTGCCACTGATAATCCGAGCGTCCAAGCACCAGACTATCTTTCACCCAGATACAGCAGCCTGCAAGATGAAATCCGGCATCAATGAAAGCCTTTCTGAAATTCAGTCCCTCCGTATCCGCATGGAATACATAGGCTGCACCGCCTTTTTCAAGGTGGTCAGCCATACACTTGAATGAAGCAAGAAGAAAGTTGTAGAATTCTTCGTTTTTCATACTGTCATTCTGAATGGTAAGTCCACTGGAACTCTTGAAAGAAACGCCATAGGGTGGATCGGTCAGAATGAGGTTTGCCTTAGTATCGCCCATAAGAGCAGATACATCTTCGGCTGATGTTGCATCACCGCACATCAGCTTATGTTTTCCGACAGTCCAAATATCGCCACGCTGTACAAATGCAGCCTTTTCAAGTGCTGTGGTAAGGTCAAAATCATCGTTTTTGACTTCATCACCGCTGTTTGTATCAAATAGTTCAGCAATTTCAGATTCATCAAAACCTGTAAGACCAAGGTCAAATCCAAGATTCTGTAATTCTTCCATCTCAACAGCAAGCAGTTCATCGTCCCAGCCTGCATCTAACGCCATACGGTTGTCGGCAAGAATATATGCTTTCTTCTGTGCTTCAGTCATATGGTCAACAAATACACATGGGACTTCTGCAATACCTTCTTCTTTTGCGGCTTCAATTCTGCCGTGACCGGCAAGGACATTATATTCCTTATCGATAATGACAGGATTGACAAATCCAAATTCACGGAGGGAAGAACGAAGTTTCAGGATTTGTTCTTTGTTGTGTGTTCTGGCGTTGTTGGCATAAGGCACTAACTTGTTGATGTCAACAAGCTGAAATTCTGTAGTTGTGGTCATCTGTAATTCCTCCTCTGCTGAATTCTGAGCATACCTTTTCGGGCGGCATCCATATTGCCTTTGATAGCCTGTCCTTTGATTGTGCGGTATTGCTGTTTGGTAAGATAGGGTTTGTTATTTTTCAGTTCTCTCCAGAAGTTATTATCTGCTTTCATATAAATCTCACTTTCTGCTTCTCAGCAATTTTTCCATCATATCTTCCTGTGGATTGCCCTGAAATTCCACAGAACAATTTTCCCTCACAATCTGAAAAATCTGATTCCAGATTTGGTTTGCCTGTTTCATGTAATTCTGTGACATCGCTACATAGGGAGAGGCAATTGCCGCACCGGTTGTAGGATGTTTGGAAATATATCCGTACTTGGTGACGATCTGCTCGCAGTGAATCCAACGGGAAATGCTCATGGCATACTGTTCTACAAGCTGACGGCTGACGATTTTCTCGCAGGAACGTTCTTTCAGCCATTGATAGGTTTCTGTATACACATCATCTGCCAGGAGTTTTGTGCCGTCACGCTGCAATTCTTTCATGAAATCTCTGACGGGCGGTGTTTCAGCTGACTCTATCTCAGCCGGCTGCATTATAACTTCCGCCGATTTTCCCTCAGCAATTTTTTCCGTGAGTGCCTTTCTTGGTCGCCCTGCACCCGGTCTTGCACCGCCTCGGTTTGTACCGTCTTTCGCTATGATGCTATCACCTCCGAAAAATCAAAGAAATTCAAACAAAAATTGTAAAATCGGACATAAAAAATACCGACTGTAAAAGTCGGCAAAGTCAAATGTTATCGGTGTTTTTCAGTATTTTTATATCTGAGGGGGTCAATAGGGTGTTTGAATACCCGTTTTTGTGCGTGAGAGGGGCCACCGGTCAATGTTTTGTCCATTTTTAGAGGTTTTTATACCCCCAGGGGCTTTTCAGTATGTATAAACAGGGTTTTTATCTTCTGTCCATGTCTTTTTATCGTGACAGGGTTTGCATAAGGCTTGCCAGTTGGATTCGTCCCACATCAAAGCAGGGTTGCCACGATGCGGTTGTATGTGGTCGACCACAGTTGCAGGAACGTATCGTCCTTGCTGCATACAGCGTACACACATCGGGTGTTTACGGAGGTAAGCTTTACTGAGCCTACGCCACTTGCTGTTGTAACCACGCTTGGCAGCTGACGGTCTGTCAGGCTGTTTGTGCTTTTCGCAGTATCTTTGTCCTGCATCAATAAGCTGTGGACAGCCAAGATAACCACAAGGGTGTTTACTCTTCTTCGGCATTTTCTACCTCCATCAGGGTATAAAAATAGCCACAGCAGATTTCTCTGCCATGGCATCTATATATTATTTTCTATGATATAGTTTATCACATTTTAGTGTGTCACGCAAGGGTTTTCAGACAAGTTGGCACAAATGACACACTTTTTTATTTTTCTCAAGGTTTGCTATCGCTTTATCACGAATACGATACACGGTACGGCGGGAACAATAAAGCTGTGCCATGATTTCATTTGCTTTGATATGGCTGAAATACATTCCCTCAATTACAACACGTTCCTCATTTGGAAGTGCCTTTACAGCATCTTTAATCGCTGCTTTCATATCCACAAAACGGTCAATCTCTGCATTGCGCTCTGTCTGAAGGTCAACAATTTCTGCCATTACGATTCCGATCTTGTCCTTATCAGGAGAAGATGACCTTGGTGCATCACCACCAATATGTGCCGCTGTATCTGTCAATCTTGTACGAAGCATCTCTTCCTGACGGATTTTTGATTCAATGGATAAATCCAAAGCACGGATACTTTCAAGATACTCTCTTACATTCATGCCACTTCCTCCTTATCATCTGCATAAGTACTTTCCCGTCACAATCCAAAAGGATATCAAACCAGCCGGAACAGAAGAACTTTTCCAGACTGACTCTTCCGTATTTGTCCTGATTCATCAATGCGGCTCGATAATCCAGAACCGCACGTTCTACGATTGCTGCCGCTAATTCTTTGTAGCTGTCATTCATTGCTCCTCCAATTCCGCCCTGACTGCTGACATCAGGGCTGTTTGCGTTTCGTTCTTTGATTTTAATGCTTTCAGAATTTTTTCATCTACTGTGCCTTTGGTGACGATATGCTGTATCACTACCGTTTCGGACTGTTGTCCCTGTCGCCAAAGTCTTGCATTGGTCTGTTGATAAAGTTCCAAACTCCAGGTCAGTCCAAACCACACTAAGAAGTTTCCTCCTGCCTGTAAGTTCAAACCGTGTCCGGCAGATGCAGGGTGAATTAATGCCACCTGCAGCTTTCCGCTGTTCCAGTTTTTGATGCTTTGTGCCGACTTGATTTCCTGATAGACAATTCCAAGTTTCCCAAGCCTTTCTGTAATTCTTGTTCTGTCATGCTTGAACCAGTAAGCCACCAGAACAGGTTTACCATTTGCAGATTCGATCATATCCTCCAGTGCATCAAGCTTTCTGCTGTGTATTGGAATGATGTTGTTCTCATCATCGTAAATTGCACCGTTTGACATCTGACACAGCTTATTGCTTAAAGCCGCTGCATTTGCTGCTGTGATTTCAGTATCCTGAACCTCCAGAATCAATTCATCTTTCAGTTCCTTGTATTTTTCTTTTTCGGCATCCGACATCTTCACGATGGATTCCGTAGAAACCAGTTCCGGCATTTTGAGGTGGTCAACCGCTTTCATGGAAACGGTAATGTCAGAAATCTTATCGTATATTCTTTCTTCCGCATCTGGAAGAGGCTTGTAGGAATACACAACATAGCCGTTCTGCTTATCTGGTTTGAAGTATTCGTTTCTGTACTGTCCAATGAATCTTCCCAATCTTTCGCCCATATCCAGCAATTTGAACTCCGCAAATAAATCCATGAGTCCATTGCTTGCAGGAGTTCCTGTCAAGCCTACGATTCTTTTTACCTTTGGTCTGATTTTCATCAATGCCTTGAATCGTTTGCTTTGATGATTTTTGAAACTGGAAAGCTCATCAATGACAAGCATATCGTAATCAAACTTTGTATTGCTGACAAGCCAGTCCACATTTTCACGATTGATGATGTAAATGTCGGCATCAGCGTTCAAAGCTGCAATGCGTTCTTCTGCTGTTCCAACAGCTACACTGTATCTCAGGTGCTTCAGATGATCCCATTTTTGCACTTCTGCCGACCATGTATCTCTTGCTACTCTCAGCGGTGCAATAATCAGAACTTTTCTGACCTCAAACAGATCGTACATCAGGTTGTTGATAGCAGTCAGTGTTGTTATGGTTTTGTCAACCTAAGCCCATGTCAAGGAAAAGAGCTGCTTTCTTATGTTCCTCTATGAACTTAACTGCATATTCCTGATAATCATGAAGCTTCATTACTCATCACCTCTTTTATGATTTTGTCAGTGTCCTCCAAGGCATCCAGGACGTAAACCTGAAAGCCTAACCGCCTCAGAAGTTGATGTCTTGAAAGCTGCAATTTTCTCGGCTTTTCTCCAGGTGCTTTTACCTCCACAAAAGCAATGTGTCCTTTCGGCATCAATACAATGCGGTCGGGAACGCCTGCCGTTCCGGGGGACATGAATTTCCAGCAGACTCCGCCTTTTTGCTTTACTGCCTTTGTGAGTTTTTCTTCAATTATTTTTTCTCGCATAAATCCCTCCTATTTTGGGCTTGGTGCAAGTCGGTGAATGTCAAATACAAACCTTATATAGAGAGAAAATTTATACTTTTTTCTCGCCTGCGTAAAGTCTGTATATGAGTTTCACCGACCTGCACTTTGCCTATTTTTCGTACTTTTTTCTTCTGAAAGGTGCAGGTCGATTTTATGAAGTGAAAGTCAAAACAGAATTAATCCAAAAAGTCTATTTTTATTGCTACACCGTAAATCATGACACCATTCTTAGTTTTCTTTCTTTTGTACCCTGCCTGTTCCAATGCTGAATAGAAATCTGATGTGCTGCGGACATACTCACCATTTTCAAGACAGTATTCACGGTAGTGTTTGTAAAGTTCTCCCGACTTCTCCTGATAGCTTTTATCCACTTCACAGCATTCATTGATGAAGTTACCCAGCCAGTCATTGCCCTCACGATAAGAGCCGATTGCATCTAAAACGCACTGCGGTCTGGTGATCTGATAGTTTGCCTCGATGACCTTTCTTGCACCTTCGATCAGCCATGAAAGCACCGCACCGCCTGCCTGATCGACCAAGTGCTGCGTGTAGTTTTTGATGTCCTTAGAACCCTGAATTTTTGCGTGAAATGGAATGACGATCAGCCTTCTCCACGTTCCGTCATCTGATGCACCCACCTTTGGAAGGTGGTTAGTATACAGTACAAGTGTATGACTGGGTTCAAAGTTGAATGGGGCTTTGAACTTCTTTTCTGCGAAAATGGGGTCAGTGGAACAAAGCTGTTTTACCACACTGGTATTCAGCCGCATTCCTTCCTGCAATTCTGCCGCAATGATCATTCTTTTTCCTTTCAGTTCTGCCATTTCCGGCTTGACATTTCTCTTGCAATTGACCGTCAATGCGTCCGCTGAAATGTTACCGCTGTAACTGCCTAAAACCTTGTAAATGACATTCCAGAACGTACTCTTGCCGTTTCGTCCGTCACCATATGCAATGATCATCGCTTCCATATACACCTTGCCCACAATACAAAGTCCGCAGATCATCTGCACATAGTCGACCAGACTTTGATCACCGCAGAAGAACAACTGCAACGCATCATTCCAGAGGTCTT